ATCCGACAATAGGATGCGATGTGAGCGCCTGCACTAATACTTTCCAAGGGCCACATCCAAACATCTGGGAAAACCGGGCGATGATGGCTTATTACCATCAGCGAGCCATTAACCGCGTGTATGGTCCGCAGGACTTCACTAATGCGCCAGTCTATAACTCGGCCACCGCTGCATCGGCCACGGTTACAGCATCTTCAGACTCTGCAACCATTGGAACATCGGGTATGTCTACGGCGACTTACACATTTGCAGCGAATCCTTTCGCTGCAATGGGTCCAGCTGGGAATGGTCTCGGAGTAGAAGTTACTTGCACCGGAATCACGCCTGCCGGGTACAACACAACCTTCTGGACGCTGACTTCGACCGCTACGCAAATCACTGGGATCATCCCTACGACCGGGCTCGCAGCGGGCTCTGTGTTCGGCACATGCTCCGCTCCGCAGTCAGAAGATAAGTACGCCATCATCAACTTTGGCGCGGGGAACTTCACCATCGGTACAGCCTGTGCCTACACTGGGCAGCGGATCTACATCAAGAACATCAACGCGGCGGGCTCAACGATTGTTTCGACGCCGCAGCCCAATGAGGCTGCTGAAAACTTCGACGTATCCGGCGCGGCCACTCTGACCATTGCCGCCAACTCCACGCGCATCCTGGAATCAACAGTCTCTGGTCTGCCGAACGCTCCGCAATGCAGTTGGAGAGTCATTCAATGAGAAAGCTTTTAGTTCTATCGCTGTTACTCACTACAGGCTGTGCCACGATGCGCCGTCATCCAGCCGTAACGGGCATGGTTGCAGGTGTAGCCATCGGCGGAACTATTGCTATCCTGACCCGGCATACTTGTCCGCACACGATCAATGGGTATCCATATGACGGGACATGGCCGTGTCCTAACCCCAAAACATATGATCCGGGAGGTCGAAAATGAGCATTCTAGGCGGTGTTGGTAAGGCTCTATCGGCTATTCAAGCTCCAGATACATCGCAGAAGGCGGTCAAGGCAGGGAAGATCAAGGCTATTAAAGTGAAGGTCAAGGCGAAGTTCGATACCAAGCCAGATGCCAAATAACTTCCTCGTGTACGGGCTGGACGCTCTGCGCAAGGTTAACTCTCAGCGCCGTGCTTTGTCTCAGCCGACCATTACGTCGCTGCCGATTCTCAATAAGGGGCAGGTGCAGTACATCCCTGAAGGAGCGATGGAAGGGGAGCCCGCGAGTTGTTACAACTGCCCTTTCTTCAATCGTACTGGTAAGTCCTGTCGTCTCATTGGACCTTCAGTTACTATCCGCAAGTTCATATATCCGCCGAAGCCTACTGCCGATGCCAAGCAGATCGAATACTGGCCATGTTGTAGCGCATGGATGCGAGGAGAACCTAATTATGGGCCGTCCAAATTCATGGATTGCCTGTCCAGCCCAGACACCCTCGGACTCGGTTGGATCAATGTTCCTGAGCTTGGACAAGACATCGGCGGGGCCAACTGCGGAGGCAAAGACGGTGGAGATGATTGCGACCACTACTGTACTGACGGTCCCGGCGACAAGCGAGACTATCCAACGGCCTTTTGTCGGGTACTTCAGTCTCAAGTGGAAAACGGCGCTGTGTGCTCAGCGTGGATGGACGATGACTGGGTGGACTGGACGAAGGCTCAAGCGTTACTGAAGGAACTTGGAGATGAGTGAAGAATTGGAGCAACAGATTCAGTCAGAGCGCAGAGAAATCGAGAGCGCTCCCAAAGTCCCGCTTCAGCAATACCAACCGTCTCACTCTGGCATGGCGGGCCGGTGCGGATGGTGCGGTCGATTTAGTGATGATCTTGAACTCGTGGAGGTAGCACATGGACAGGAACGCTATAAGGGAGGCTGTTGCAGACCTCATATCGGGGCCGAGTAAATATGGAGTCTGGGAAGATGATGATCCTGCTTCTATTCTTGATGGCAACAGGGCTGACTCTGTGCGCAGTGGTAAGTCTGGCAGTCCTGCTTCAGCTTCAGACGCGGTGGATGAAAGCTTTTGGAGAGCAGCAGGGAGTGAATCTAAGTACGGACGATAAGCCTCAACTGGAAGTAGATGCGCCTCCTATCAAGAAGGAAAAGCACCGCATTACCATCCCAATCCCCGGTGCTGACATGATTCGGCAAATGAGAGTACCCAAGCCGTGAGTTCTCCTCCCAACAGTTTAGTCACGCGCGGAGGGCCGATCTCCTCGACTATCTCCGGCATAGGTAGCCGTTTGGGCGATCTTTTCCGTGGCGGAAACAAGCCCGTCAGTACCAAGACGGACAAGCCGAGGTTTGAAGATGTAATCAAGACCTATCCCATCTCCGAACCGATCGACAAGCGTATTCTTTGGCTTCTCGACTATTTCTACCGTGAAGGCAGTTTCGAAAAGATTCAGTTCGCACGTAAGTGGATGCGGAACGCTCTTATCTTTCAGGGCTATCACGAGCTTGAATGGAGCGAAATCAACGTAGCGTGGGACATTCTGGCACAGGACTCCGGCGACTATGCCTTTCCTAACAACTATTACCGCTCCCTGATTCTTCATGGCGTTCGTGCCTACCTCCAGAATGAAGCTATCATCGAGCCCGTACCATCAAACGATGACGGAGCAGCCCAAGCCGCAACCAAGGCTGCGAAAAGTGCGCTTGAAATCATTAAGCAGACGGTCGGTTATGACCGTATCAGGGTACTGGAAGCTATTTACCTTCGCCTGTTCGGGAACTCTTTTCGGTACAGTTACTACTCCAAAGACCCTCGGTATGGCTATGTTACGACCCCGGTCTATGAGGACCGCGACGTGATTCTTAGCCCCGGCTCATCTACCTGCCCTATTGACGGTGTGATGGAAGGAGTGTTCGATACATGTCCCGCCTGCCAGTCACCAATCATCCAACATGGCGGCCCGGTGCTGATGCAGGTTCCCTCGCAGATCGGCAAGACTCGTTATCCGCGCGGCGAGGTAATGACCGACATTGTGAACCCGCTCGAAATCTACATCAGGAGCAGTAGCTATGACCTTTGGCACGCACCCTTCCTCATTCGCAATCGGGTCGTTGACCGTATGGCTCTGCAATCTCAATACCAAGACAAAATGCTCGCTCCCGCAGGTGACGAAGGAGGCGGAGAGGCCTATTCCACCGGAGGTGATCTGGGACTCATCTACTTGCAGTCTCTGGCAGATCTCCCTGGCGATCCTACCCAATACGCAGCCTGGTATGAAAGGGCAACGGCATCTGCTAAAGCGCTACTGATAGAAGGCTGGATCAGGCCGGGGCAATACTTCTTCGACAAGGAGCTATCAAAGAAGTTTCCGGATGGGCTCTATGGGGCCAAGACTGGCGACACGCTACTTGAAGGCCGCGACGATACCATAGAAGACCATTGGACGCATTACATCTACAATCCGGTTCCGGGACGTATCTGGGGAGATGGCGACGACGATCTTATCCCTCCGACGCTGAAGTTAGATGAGACTGATCGTCTAATTCAGCGCAATCAGGGCTACAACAGTAGTCCTCTGCTGGCCATTGATACTCAGCGTATCGACAAGGACAAAATCATCAATGACCCCTCGACCATCATTGACGTTAAGCCAGCAGGCAAGCCAGTCTCCGATGCCATCCACCAAATGCAACCCGCGCCACTCTCACAGGAAACGTGGCAATGGCGTAACGCCCATCTGCAAGACATGTACTTTCACAGTCGAGTCTCACCGTCGGCTGTTGGCTTACATCAACCAGGTGTTAACACATTTGGCGGACAGGAAAGCATGGCTGCCAAGTCCGATTCATCCCTCCTGCCCAACTTGGTCCTCTGGAAAGTCAGCGATCAGCAGTGGGCGCGGCAAGTCTTAAAACTGGCCTCCCAGAACTGGCTTGATCCCCGCGTCAGGGCTGTATTCGGGATCAATGGCAAATGGGAATTCCAGAAGCTTCAGGGCGCTGCTATCAACATGGACCGATTCTCTATTGAAACCAGAGTCATGCCCATTGATCCAACGCAGCAGGAAGCCATGTCCCAAGCCATAGCTTCTGGCGGGCTCGACCCGCAAGATCCGCGCGTCAAGCGCAAGATGATGGAACTCTTTCATCTGCCCAGAGAACTCGACTCTCTCTATGACGATCAAAAGGTGCAATGGGAAGAGATTGAGCAGATGAAGCAGGGCCAGCCCGTCATGCCGGAACTGATTGTTGATAACGACGCGGTGCACATCGAAACCTGCCGGGATTGGTTGAACTCAGACGAGGGGCGCGACCCGCAAAATGCCCAAATTAGGATGATAGTCAAACAGCATCTTCAGGGGCATGTAATGAATCAGGTTCGCCTCATGCAGATGTCACAGATGGGCCAGCCGCAAGGCGGAGAACAGCAGGGGCCTCCTGGAAAGCAGCCTAGTGGTCAGGGAGAGCAGGGCGGACAGAAGGGCGGGCAGGTTCCCAAGAACCCCGTAACCCGTCAGCAGCGGGCGCAGAAGGGCCAAGCCGCTAAACCAAATCGTCCCCAGCCATCAGAAGGTAATCAGAACCACGTAAAAAGGCTGACATGACGACCCAGCGTCGTAACCTGCCCCGCGCTAACTTTCTTTGCCGACTCAGCATTGAGAACTATGACTATCTCTACAGAGGCGCACGAGGGCGGGATACATCATTGGCAAAGGAACTTAATCGCCTTTTGGATGAGGCGCGAAGCGGTATCAAAAGTTGCAATGTGATCCTAATCAGAGAGAAGGTATACCAAGATGCCCGACCAAGATCCAGCTACGCTCAGAGATTCGATGGTGACCGATCCGCCAGCGGAACCGAAGCCAGAAGTTAAGTCTGACTCGGAAATAAAAGTTCCGGAGTTGGACGGCGGAAATTCTCCAGAAGCTTTGGAGATGGCCAAGATACTAGCTGGATCTGGCGTATCGCCTGACCAATTGAACGACCTTCTGACAGCGCCGAAGATTCTTGAATCTTTACGCTATCAGTGGCAGGAAGACCCCAAGGCATTTGTGCAGATGCTTGAACGCACCGACCCGAAAGTGGGCGAGCACTTTGTCAAAGAAGTATCAGACTTGTTCCTTGACCGGAACAAACACCTGATCGACTCTGATCAAAGCAAGCCCAATGGCAAGGACGATAAGTCCGACTCCAGCGAGTTAGCGCGGCAAGTGCAGCAACTTCAAGAGCAGACCTCCCGACTCCAAGCCCAAGAGCAGCAACGTAATCAGGCTGCCTCTTTGGCTGCCGTACGGCAACGCTATGAAGCGCGAGTAGATGACGCTCTAGGACAAGCGAAAGAGATGAACCTCAGTCCGAGCGAAGTCAAGAACCTACGTGCCCGTCTATGGACGGAGATTAACTCCGACTCATCGGCGGCGCAGCGTGCCAATGCAGGCAATTTTGTCGATATCCCCCGCGTACTTCAGGGGCTCCTTCAGGAAAAAGTAGCTGACCGTAAGGCCGCTGTTGCCACTGCTGAAGGTGACCGGAAGCGCGTCCAGTCTAACTCCTTCTGGGATTTTCCCAGCGGGCCGGACGGTATTGTCGGCGATCTGAACAAGATCATCGCTGACGACAACGATCCGAACTGGGGCGGAACTATCGAAGGATTTGCCAAAGCGTTGGAGAGAACTCGGTAGCGTTTAGGGAGATCCTATGGCGAATTTTAACCTGACAGCGGCTCAGCCGCTGATGAAGATTTTCTTTAACCCCCGCATCAGCAAGCAGTTCAATACTGCGGCGGTCCTCTGGAATCGCTACGCTGACGGCAAGGGTATTCCCATCTCCAACCGTGGAATGGAAATTCCGACTCACACTCAGCCCAATGCCAATTTCGACTGGTACTCTGACGGCGGAACTCTGCCAGCGGGCGGCTCAGAAGTTCTTTCTTCGGCACT